GGCCAGGCAATAAATAACATGAGACAAAATTCAGTTGAAGTTATTTTTAGTGATGATGTAGAAATGTTTAAGGGTGTTACTGAAAGTGCCGGAAGTTTTGCCCGGGTAATGGAAGGTCGTGCAACGTCTTACGGTGCAAGCAGGAAAATATTTTACATATCAACACCTGAATTAAAGGAAAGTTCTATTATTGAGCCAATGTATTTACAGGGCGACCAAAGGTTTTGGAATGTTCCATGTCCTATGTGCGGAGAGATGATACCTTTGGAGTGGTATGTTAAGAACGAAAACGGCGTTAAGTGCGGAGTTATTTTTGATGTTAAAAAAAATAGAGTTGTAAAAGATTCTGTAAGATATAGATGTCCCAAATGCGAAAATGAATGGCAGGAAAAAAGGTGGAAAACAGAAATTATACAGGCAGGTGAATGGGTTCCGACAGCCGAACCAATAGCAGATACTTTTAGAAGTTATAACATAAATGCTTTATATGCACCTGTTGGTATGAAAAACTGGACTGATTATGCTATTCAATACCAGCAAGCATATCCACGTGCCGGATTTCCAAAAGAAGCCGAACTTCAGGCATTCCACAATACAGTGCTTGCCTATACATGGGAGCAAAAAGGCAAAATACCAAAAGTAAATAAACTACAAAACAACACACGAAACTACGAAATAGGAGAGGTACCGCATGAATTGTGCCGAGAAGATAATAACGGAGATATAGTAATGATTACTTGTTCGTGCGACCTTAACGGAGTAATGGACGGCCCCGACGGTGATGATGTAAGATTAGATTATGAGATTAAAGCATGGTCGGAAAGGGGAGCTTCATATTCTATTGATGCAGGAAGCATTGGAACGTTTGTAAACAAAAGTCATAGAGAAAAAGAAAAAGAAGACCGTAAAAAATGGACGTATCGGCATTATGGAGAAAATTCTGTATGGGATGAGTTTCGGGAGGTCTTAGAAAAAGAATACGGAGGTAAAGCAATAATGTTTACTGGCGTAGATACAAGTCATTTTACCGAATATGCACGAGATTTTGTTAAATTAATGCAATCTGAAGGGTACCCTGTTTATGAATTTCAGGGTGATAAACCGGATAATTTTAGAATGACTCACGAAGACAAGCAGCTATTTAAGCAATCAAAAGAGGTTGCAAGTCTTTATCTTGTCAATGTAAACAGGATAAAAGACAATGTAAACGAATATATGCAACTTGAAGCGACTGAGGAATACCAGCCAAGTAACTTTATGAACTTTCCTAAAGCTGGTGATAATAAATATGATTACAAACATTATTTTTCTCATTACGAAGGTGAGCAAAAAAAATTAAAGAAAAATTCAAATAATGTTGAATATTATCTTTGGGAGAAGCGAGCCGGACGCCTTAATCACTTTTGGGATTGTGCTATTTACAATTATGCAGCACGTGAAATTATCACGGATATGATTTGCCGTGAGGTAGGGCTTGAAATTACCTGGAATAATGCTGTTAAGATTTTGAAGGAGTTAAATTAATCTATTTCAATAAATCTACGAGTATAAGTTATTTTATCTTTTCCAAAATAAAAAATTACATTTCTGCCAATAATTCTTGTTTTATCAAATGGCATATTTCTTTTTATAAGTTTTCTTAACGCCGTAATAAATTCAACTTGATAATCTTTCCACATGTGTGATTTTAACAAATCATATAGCGCCTGTCTGCTTATGCTTAAATATGTTGCAATCTCTGTTTTGCTATAAAATTTTAGCATTAATTCGATTTGAAAAGATATGTGTTTAGCTTTGTTGTTTTTTGATGGTATATTCTTAACTGGTTTTCTGGTGTCCAATACACGCTTATCTGCAAAATGAAAATCTTTTAATATTTCTTTAATCATGTTATCATCAAAATCAAACCATTCTCCATATACCCTATATTCAGAATATTTTTTATGAAGGTCAGTTTCCCAAAGTTTATCCGTATATCCAAGTAATTTTATGTCTGGATGGTCGTATCTTAATTGCTTCACTCTATTAAATGGATTCAAACTTTGTCCTATTTTGTATAATCCATTACTTTTTGCTATATAACATCGTGCCATAATATTTTTTTACAAAAATAATAAACTGTCAATTAATTTACAACTTTAATGTAATATTTTTATGTTATAAAACATGTTTGTATTTTAGCAATATGTTAGAATTGGAATTTATCAATTTATACGAAGACCCGGTAGCAAAATTAAAGCAGGTAAGAACTATTCTTGATGCTTTTGATACTTTACAGGTTGAGCTTTTACAGAAAGGCTCAATAAAAGATTACTCCTTAGATGACGGCCAAGTCAGAATATCACGAAGTTATAATTCATTAAGAGAATTACAGCAAAGTCGATTAGCTTATGAACAACTTGCTAATAAACTTATTGAGCAAATAGAAGGTAGAACAACAAGATTTATACCCGATGATGTTAGATATTTTCAACGTAGGTAAATTAAAAAACAAGATAGCTGAACAGTCAACCAAACTCGAAGTTCTGACTAATCTTTTTTATACTCAAGAATATGGTATTTTTGACGGCGAAAAAACAGACGGTGAATTAGGACGGGCAAGGGTTGTTTATCCCGATTACTACACGGCACGAGAGAGAGCGTGGGAGCTTCAATTAACAAACGATGTTGCTAAGCTGGTAATGACTAAATGGGTAACGTGGTTAATTGGCAATGGATTAAGATTTAACGCTATTCCTGCAAAAGAGATAACCGGGTATAATCGAGACCAGTTTATTAAAGATACAGAGTTTAGGTTTAGAAATTATCTTAATAGCACCTATTCTGACTATTCCGGGATGGCAGATTTTCATACAAAAGCAAAAGAAGCTACATACAATGCTTTTACCGGAGGTGATGTTCTTTGTGTTTTGAGGGTGAAAAACGGATATGTAACCATTCAGACAATCGAAGGTGCAAATGTTCAAACACCATTAACCAAAACAAAGGAAAACATTTTGGATGGTGTTGAATATGATAATACTGGTAAACACGTAGCTTATTGGGTTTATAATGATAATTTAGACTGGGTTCGCATTCCTGCAATTCATAAACAGACTGGTTTACGAATGGCATTTATGGTTTACGGATCTAAGTTTCGGTTAAATGAAACTAGAGGATTGCCATTGCTTTTAGAAGATTTTGAAAAAATAAAAAATCTTGAAAGGTATATTGAAGCAACCGTAAAAAATGCTGAGGTATCCAGCGAACTTATATTTGTAAACGAACACGATCCAAGCTCTACGGGAGAAAATGTTTTTAAAAACAATGTTCTTAAACAAATTTCCGATAAACAAACAACTTTAGAAAAAGGAGCTTTACCAACAGCCAGTCAATTTAGTAACAACCTTACTAAGATGACAAAGGGAGCGGCTCTTAATAATACCATTGGTGCAAAGTTAAAAATGCTTAAGCCGGATGCCGAACAAATGATGCCTGACTTTTTAGAAGCAAATCTAAAATTAATATTTGGAAGTGCCGGGATACCCTACGAGGTGGCAATGAGTGTTTATAATAGTAACTATTCAGCATCGAGAGCGGCTATCAAAGATTGGGAACATAACCTAAAAGTTAAAACACAAGAAATTGCAAAACAATTATATCGTCCTTTTTATAAACTATGGTTGTATAACGAAGTTGTAAACGGGCGTATTGATAATTTTGAATTGATAAAAGCATATAGCCAAAAAGATTACGTAAAAATCGAAGCATTAAATAAGGCTACATTTACAGGTGTTACCGTGCCAAGTATTGACCCGCTAAAAGAAGTTAATGCAGTACGTAAAGCAATGGGAGACGAAACAACACCGCTTATGAGTGGTGAAAAAGGCGCTGAAATAATCAGCCAGGAGGATTATACAGAATTACAGGAAAAGGTAACAGAAGAAAGGAAAATAGCAGTAAAACCAAAAGATAATGGAAGCGAAAATAATCAATAAGAATGAATTTCAGCAAGATTCGTTTGTAACAACCAATAAGGCAGATGGGATTGATGTTGTTTTAGGTAAGCTAAATAGTGGTAATGATTTAATTGTTCAATCTTATTTATTTGATGATAATAAATTTAACGAAGCAAGTGCAAAAGAGTGGTTATCTAACAATAAGATTAAATATATTTTATTAAATGCCGCAAAACCAAAAAAATATAATACAGACTTACCGGAGTTCATTCAAAGCACTTATGTAAACAGAATGATAAACGAGTTAGAGTCATTCGAAGAAAATCAAATTGAAATGAGCTGGTCAAGTTACGGCGGTTCGGTTTGGGCTGGAATGCAGTTTGCCGATTATATGAAAAACACGGATAAAGAAATTACAGCACGTGTAACTGGTATAGCAGCTTCAATGGGAGCATCTTTATTGCCTTATTTTAAAAAAGTAATCGGAGCAAAACAAACAGATGTAATGCTTCATTCCACAAGTACAAGCGTTAGTCAGCTAGCAAGAAAATCAAACCAAGAGCTTTACGATATTTTAAAGACAAAAATAAACGAAGAAAAATTTGAAGAAATTACCGGGCAAAAGTTAAAAACGATAATGTTTTTAGAAGGTGAAGAAAGAAAAGATGTATGGTTATCTGGAGAACAGGCATATAAAATTGGTTTGTTTGATGAACTTATTGATTTAACGCCGGAAAAGAAAAATGAAATCAATTTACAATTAGTTGCGGAGCTTGATTATAAGTTGCCGGAACGTTTATTAAATACTAACAAAAAAGAAAAACAAATGAACATTGATGAATTAAAAACTTCGCATCCAGAATTGTATGCGCAAGTTTTAGAAGATGGTAAAAAAGTAGGCTCAAAAGAAGCTACGGCTGCCTTGAAAGCTGAAAAAGACCGCATCAATACTTGGATGGTTTTTAACGACATCGACCCTGAAAAGGTAAAAAAAGGTATTGAAAGCGGAGAATCTATGACCGAAGCGCAAAGAACAGAATTTTTGCGTAAATCTCAAGTTTTGGACTTAAAAAACAGTTTAGAAGATGAAAGTCCAGAAGATTTGATACCGGACAAAGAGACCGGTAAACCAAAAACAGAAGAAGAAAAAGAAGCAGAAGCCAAATTAAAAAAAGAAAATGAGGCTTTTGATAAGTTAGGAATTAAAGATAAGGAGGATAAATAATGGGAGCAAGTCAAACATTATCAACTCAAAATCAATCAATCACCAGATATGATTTAAGTCAGCTTTTTAGCACTGGTTTTAAAACAATCACTGTTAATATTGCTGCATCTGGTTCGGATATTGAGTTGGAGCCGGGCGTTCTGATTGGACGTATAGCAGCAACCGGAAAAGGAGCAGTTTGCAAAAGTGCATCTGATGATGGTTCGCAATTCCCTTTAGGAATATGTGTTGAAACAAAAACTATTTCCGATGGTGAAAATGCAGATGTGCAAATTGCAGTTACCGGAAGAGTAAACGAAGACAAAATTGTATTTGACGGTACCGATGATTTGGATACCGATGTAGATGATCGCACATTTAGAGATCGCATTCCTGCCGATACCGAGGGTATTGAGCTTGAAAAATACAATGAACTTACTAACTACGAA